AGGAGAAATGAACCATGGAAAAGAAAAACATTGGACTTGGAGTAGCTGCACTTGCAGCAGGAGCAGGAGCCGTGGCACTTGCCGCAAAGAATCATAAGAATAACGTCAAAAATGAGGTGAAAAAAGCGGCAGCAAATGCACCTGAGCAGGAATACCGCAATACAGAGCGCGGAAAAAATGAAAAAAACAGCAAAGGCATTTATTATACCAACGGTAACTATGAAGCTTTTGCAAGACCAAAGAAACCGCAGGGGGTTGACGAAAAAAGTGCATATATAGTAGGAAGCGGCCTTGCTTCTCTGGCAGCAGCCTGCTTTCTGGTAAGAGATGGACAGATGCCGGGAGATCACATCCATATTTTGGAGGCAATGGACATTGCAGGTGGAGCATGTGATGGCATTTATGATGCGACCAGAGGTTATGTAATGCGTGGCGGACGTGAGATGGAAAATCATTTTGAGTGTCTGTGGGATTTATTCCGGAGCATTCCATCCATTGAGACGCCGGGAGTTTCTGTTCTGGATGAGTATTACTGGTTAAATAAAGAAGATCCAAACTACTCTCTCTGCCGTGCAACGGAAAAACAGGGAAAAGATGCGCACACTGATGGAAAATTTAACTTAAGTCAGAAAGGCTGCATGGAGATCATGAAACTTTTCATGACAAAAGACGAGGATCTTTACGATAAGACGATCGAGGATGTATTTGATGATGAGGTATTTGATTCCACATTCTGGCTGTATTGGAGAACCATGTTTGCGTTTGAAAATTGGCACAGTGCATTGGAAATGAAACTTTATTTCCAGCGTTTTATTCATCATATCGCCGGACTGCCGGATTTCTCAGCACTGAAATTCACAAAATACAATCAGTATGAATCACTGATCCTTCCAATGCAGAAGTATCTCGAGGAAGCAGGTGTTGATTTTCAGTTTAATACAGAAGTGATCAATGTTATTTTTGAGATCAAAGATGGAAAGAAAGTGGCAAAAACAATCGAGTGTAAGGTAAAAGGTGTGGAAGAGGGCATCACATTAACAGAAAACGATCTCGTATTTGTCACAAACGGAAGCTGTACCGAGGGAACTATTTACGGAGACCAGAATCATGCACCAAACGGTGATGCAGAGGTTCGTACAAGCGGCTGCTGGAATTTATGGAAAAATATTGCAAAACAGGATCCGTCCTTCGGACACCCGGAGAAATTCTGCTCTGATATTGCAAAAACAAACTGGGAATCTGCAACCGTCACAACATTAGATGATAAGATCATTCCTTATATTATGGATATCTGTAAGAGAGATCCGAGAAGCGGAAAAGTCGTGACAGGTGGTATCGTGAGCTGCCAGGATTCCAGCTGGCTGTTAAGCTGGACGATCAACCGTCAGGGACAGTTCAAAGAGCAGGATAAAAATCAGGTCTGCGTATGGGTTTATGGATTATTTACCGATGTACCGGGCGATTATATTAAGAAACCAATGAAAGAATGTACCGGAAAAGAGATCACAGAAGAGTGGCTTTATCATCTGGGCGTTCCGACAGAAAAAATCGGAGAGCTTGCTGAACACAGCGCCATCTGTGTTCCAACCATGATGCCATATATCACAGCATTCTTTATGCCGAGAACCAAAGGCGACAGACCGGATGTTATCCCGGACGGCTGCGTGAACTTCGCATTCCTGGGACAGTTTGCAGAGACTCCGAGAGATACCGTATTCACAACAGAGTATTCTGTGAGAACTGCAATGGAAGCTGTTTATGGATTGCTTGGTGTAGACCGTGGTGTGCCTGAGGTCTGGGGAAGTGTTTATGATATCCGCGAACTCTTAGACAGCAGTGTAAAACTCATGGACGGAAAGTCTCCGCTTGAAATCTCATTGCCGGGACCGTTAAACGCATTGAAGAAACCATTGCTTCGTGTGGTAAAAGGAACTGTCATTGAAAAAGTACTGCGCGATCATAATGTGATTAAAGAAGGTATGATCTGATTTTTCAATCTGAAAAACAGACAAAAAAGAAATGTAATTTTTTGTCGTGAAGTAATAAGATAAATGCGAAATGAGTGATATAACTCACTTCGCATTTTTAATTTTTATAAGAAATTGATAAATGCGTTAGAGTGAATAATCACTCTGGCGCATTTATTTTTTTGCCTAAAAACAGAGGAGGTGGAGAGCAATGGCAACCAATAAGCGACCGAGAAAAGCGTACAAGCGCATCGGATTCGAGGACAGAAAGAAAATCGAAGCACTGAACGCACAGGGCAAAACAGTAGATGAGATGGCGATGGCAATCGGTGTCCACTCGGCTACCATGTACCGTGAACTCGCCAGAGGTGGAGAACCGTACAAGGCAGAGGTCGCACAGCATTCCATCTAACAGAGAGGAGCAAGTGGAATGGAAGAACTGGATATCAAGACTGCCATACAGATAGCAAAGATACTGGCAGCGGCCCCGGATGAAAGAATCCCCATGATACTGGATGTGTTCAGCAAGGCACAGGTTGACATCAACGGACTTGATGAACTGGCAGAATGGAGAGCACTGGACAAGCAGGCCGCACTGATTGACACAGATACCTTTGTAACAGAACTGACCAAGGGTAAGGAACTAGAGGACGGAGAATACCGCATCAGAGTTCCGGAGTTTAATCACTTCTGTAGCACAAAGGGAGTGAGTGCCAGATACGCAAGGAAGCACCTGTACGAAAGCGGAATGCTTCGAAGCAGCACTGACAATGGCAAAATCAACTACACCTGCCCGGTGCAGGCAACAGATACCAAAAAAACAGAACGATGCGTATGCATCACACCTAAAAACTGAATACCGAAGAAACACACTGGCAAGCATCGACCAGGATAAAAACCGATAGGTAGGAGCGAGCCGCCGCAGTAAATCGCTCCGGCAGCAGGACATGAGCCTGCATGAATAGCTGTCGTAATTGGGGTAGGGAACGCAGACCCAAGTAAAACAACAACGGTTCGGAGGCAGATGAGAAACACGCAGAGAGAGAATACCGAGAGCATGGATGCGTGGGTGCGATTTAACACTCGGTAGCGGGGAATGAAAAAGACCGCACTGCAGGCGACTAGTACAGCTACCCTAAAGAATACTCAGGGAGCATGAACGGAACAGTTACTCTTCAAAGCCTTGGAGAACCTGTTCCATGCCAGACCCAAGAAGCCTAGAGAGCATAATGAGGTACTGGTAAAAGTCAAGTAAGTATAAAGGAGAGAGCATATGAAACAGCCAAAGAAACTGACAAAGAAACTGACAAGGAATCAGAAAGAGATACTGGTCAAGAAGGGAATGAACCCAGATGACTATATGCTCCATTCAGAGGATGAGAAAGAGATGATCCTCTACAACAGGAAGGAAAAGAGACTGGAAGCAGTCGAGAAGTAAGCAGGAGGTGCATGACGATTTGAAACTCAGTAGGAGACAGAAGCGAATTCTGAAAAGAAAGCTGAAGCGCATAGCAGGGGATGCAGTAGCGGTAATAGTGGGAGCGGGAATATTTGTCGGATTATTTATCGCATGGGCAAACGAACCGATGCCGGACTGGAGCGAGTACATAGAGGAAAACCACATAGGCATGGTGCAGGTGGAAGGCTCGGACACATGGCTTACGCAGGAAGAATATGAACAGATGTGCAAAGAGCGTGACGCATACAAGGCAGCAGAGCAGGCAGAGGAACAATCCTACTACAACGCAATCTTCCAGAGCACTGAGACACCAGTACCGACAACGACCGCAGCAATCGGCAGTCTGGACTGGGATGCAGATGACTCCTACAGATTAGCGAAAATCGCCATGGCAGAAGCAGAGGGCGAGGACACCGAGGGCAAGGCACTGGTCATACTGGTAGTGCTGAACCGAGTATGGAGCGATGACTTCCCAGATACCATCGAGGGAGTGATCACGGAGGATACCCAGTTCGCAGCATACGAAAATGGAAGATACGACAGAGTAGAACCGGACGCAGACTGCTACCAGGCACTGGAAATGGTGCAGGTAGAACACTGGAATGAGAGCCGGGGAGCGACATACTTCGAGAGAACCACGGATGAAACCACATGGCACAACACCACACTGAAAAAATTATTCACACACGGCAACCACACATTCTACACGGAAGAGTAAATGAACGGTCGCAGGAAGGGGAAGCAAGCATGGACAATATAACAATGTCGCTCGGAATTTACTTCGAGGTAAAGGACGCAGAGATATATGGCGGAGAAGGCACAGTCGGATATGCAGCAACGATTGTAGATATTTCACTCAGCGGATTACAGAAGGCTGATTTCACGAAATACGCAGAGAGCCAGAGGGAAGGCATGGCGCAGTCCTGCCACGTCCCGGTTGAAAAGGTAAGAGTAATATCCAGAGACGAATACGAAGAAAACACGGACTAACAGGAAGGAAGTAACCAATAATGAAAATGGCAATGAAGGACGGACAGATACTCATAAGAGAAGCAGACAATGTCCAGTTCACAATCATAAAGAGTTGGGGAAAGATGAAGTGGAGCAGGCAGACGCAAACGCTAAGCGGACCGGCTGACATCGAACTACTGAACAGACTGGCAGGACTGGTAAACCTGCCGCCGTCCATCGAAGCAGAGCGAAAGAAGCTGAACGAAGTAATGGCAGCAGTCGACCGGGAACGCATGAACCAGAAGCCAGAGCCGCTCATCCCACCGCCAGTCAAAGTGTCGCCATTCACGCACCAGGTGCGAGGATACAACATGGCACTCATGACATTCGGACTGGTAGACCCACCGAAACCAAAGGAGGCGGAGAAGTGATACATATCAAGGAAACAGAAATCATCCCACTTCTGAAGGAAGCGCAGACAGAATACTCGCAGAAGATAACTGAGGGCGACCCAAAAGATGTGGAGATGGCAGAAAGAATAGAGGAAGCACTCACGCAGGCAATGGACATCGTGTACGACTACCAGAGCATTACAGATGAGCATAAGCGGATGGTTGAAAAATATGAGACAGAAGCACCAGTAATTAAAAGAGGTATGGACTTTTACTGCTGCCCTGCCTGCGGAAAGAGAACCTCCCGAAATCATACGCACTGCCACTGGTGCGGAAAGAAACTGGGGTGGTAAAGATGACAGATCGAGAAAAGAAAGAATTAATAGAAGCCGAGGAAACGATACTGCAGTTGTTCTTCGATGCGTATGAAAGAGCAATGAAGTACACAAAAGGCAATATCAACCTTTCACTCCGCATGGCAGCAATGCTCGTGTCAGCGATTGTTCACGACCAGACGGAAAGCAAGTCCTTTCAATTTTTGTGGCAAATGGGGAGGGATAGCAAATGACGCAGGAAATAACAATGGGGTCTTTGTTCTCCGGGAGCGGTGGCTTTGAACTGGCAGGATCGATATTCGGAATCAGACCAATATGGGCAAGCGAGATAGAGCCATTCCCGATACTGGTAACCACTAAGAACTTCCCGGAAATGAAACACCTCGGAGACATCAATAAATTAAACGGCGCAGACTTAGAGCCAGTGACCATCATCGCAGGCGGCTCTCCATGCCAGGACATGAGCATAGCCGGAAAGCGTGAGGGTCTGGACGGTTCACGAAGCAATCTGTTCCGTGAGCAGATACGGATCATAAAGGAGATGAGAGAAAGTGACAGAGCAGCAGGCAGAACAGGAACGCAGATCAGACCAAGATACATGGTCTGGGAGAACGTGCCAGGAGCGTTCAGCAGTAACAAGGGCAAGGACTTCCAGGCAGTCCTCCAAGAAATCGTCAGCATCACAGACGAAGAATCCAATGTACCTCTCCCTCCGAAGGGAAAATGGCAGACAGCCGGATGCATCATGGGCGACCATTTCTCCATCGCTTGGCGAGTGCTTGATGCCCAATACTGGGGAGTGCCCCAAAGAAGAAAGCGTATCTACCTTGTCGCAGATTTTGGAGGAAACACCGCACCAAAAATATTATTTGAGCGAGAAGGCTTGTCTGGGAATTTTACGGAGAGCCGAGAAGCGTGGCAAAGAACTGCCGGAGATATTAAGACTGGCACTCATAAGGCAGGCACAGATGATGTCGAGTGCTATGACATCAGCGACAGACGCAGAGTAGCGGATAAGAGCGAGGTATCGCCAACGCTCACAACTAAGATGGGGACCGGTGGTAACAATGTACCTATCGTATTAGAAAACCACCCACAGGACTGCAGAGTGACGATAGCAGAGGACGGCAATGTACCAACGCTAACCAGTCGAATGGGAACAGGGGGGGCAATGTGCCAATGATAATGAATGAAGTTAGAACAGTGGATCAGAGAAACCTCTCACTGGGAAACGATAAATCGGAGACGCTCCATGGAAGCGGTCATGGGAGTTCGGTTGGAACAATCATCGAACCAATGGCACTTCATATCACACAAGACCCGACTGTATTCGAAGGAAAAGCTCCATGCCTTACACAGGGCAATCCAAAGACCGGACAAGCGACAGTTGGAGTCGCTATTCCGATAGCAGATAAGGCGACCCGATACAAGGGTGGTGGGAGCACCAGAAACAATGACGGCTCTGCAAATGGACTTGGCATCGGAGAACCGGGAGCACCCGCAAACACGCTCACAGCCGCAGACAGGCACGCAGTGGCATACGCAATAGACCGTGCAGCATTCAACCAGGGAATGAATGCACAGTACGATATCAGCGTGCAGGAAGAAACAGCACAAACTCTGGTCGCAAGAGGACCGGGGGGGGGTATGCCACAAGATGCAGATGGAGAGGAGCGTAGCAACGATGACGGAGAATATGGGTAGCGTAGGAACATACCAGAAAGTGAGTGGACCGCTCATGGCAAACTCGCATCCCGGAAGTTATACAGGACAGGACGCATTCAGCGATATGCTCGTGGCAACAGAATACATCGTCCGCAGGCTCACACCATTGGAATGCTGCAGACTGCAAGGATTCCCAGATAACTGGGCAGAGGAACTGGGGATACCAGAACCAACACAGGAAGATATCGATCACTGGCGAGAGGTGTTCCGAACGCAGATAGAAGCCATGGGCGAGAGCAAAAAGGAAAAGACAGACAACCAGATCTGCAAATGGCTGAAAGACCCGGAGAGCGACTCAGCCAAATATAAGATGTGGGGCAACGGCATAGCACTTCCGTGTGCAATGTTTGTGATGGAAGGCATTGCCATGATACTAAGCGAGGAGGATGCAGATGAGCAGAAATAACAGAGATTACATATCCTGTCGAAACCCCGCAGCAACCAAGCAGCAGGAAGCAGGTTGGAACAGGATGGTGCGAAATTTGGAGCACCGCAAAGCAAAAGAAAATCACAGGAAGGAGGTAAAAACCAATGGCAGAAACGCATAAAGGCTTCGGTCTGCTCTTTGAAATGGGATGCGGAAAGACGCTAACAGCAATCATGATAGCAGGCACGGCTTACCAGATGGGTAAGGTGGAAAAGGTACTGGTGGTAGCACCAACCTCCGTCTGCTCCGTATGGCCCAAGGACTTCGCAGAATTTGCGGACTTTAAGGCGAACATCAAGGTACTGCTCGGAGACAAGAACCGCAGGCTGAAGCTATTAAACGATCTCGACAACTTCCCATTCAAGGCATTAAAGGTAGCCGTTATCAATTACGAATCCACATGGAGAGAAGGCATCTTTGACGCACTGTATGAATGGAACGCAGACATGATCATCTGCGATGAGAGCCAGAGAATCAAGAGCCACGATGCAGAGCAGTCCAAGGCAATGCACAAACTGGGTGACCAGGCAAAGTACAAACTTATCCTGTCCGGAACTCCGGTACAGAATAATGCAATCGACCTGTATAGCCAGTACCGCTTCCTTGACCCGACAATCTTCGGAACGAACTTCTATCAGTTCCGAAACAGATATGCCATCATGGGCGGATTTAACAGACACCAGATCGTGGGATACAAAGACCTCGACCAGTTAATCCAGAAAGAGCACTCCATCGCATACCGAGTGACCAAGGACGAAGCACTCGACCTGCCGGAGCAGACATTCCTGCAGAGATACATAACGATGTCGGCAAAGGAAAAGAACATCTACGACCGCATCAAGCGTGAGAGTTTCGCAGAACTGGAAAGCGGCGGGCAGATCAGCGCAACGACCGTGCTGACAAAGCTGCTTCGCCTTCAGCAATTCACTGGCGGATTTTTAGTGGCAGACGGCGAGGAAAAGCCGGAACTGGTCAGCAAGGGCAAACTGAACGCACTGGAAGAAATCGTGGACGATTATGTGGTGGACGCAGGAAAGAAACTGGTAATCTTCGCACGTTTCAGACCGGAGATAGACATCATCGGGCAGATGCTGAAAAAGAAGAAACTCCGCTACGGAGAAATCTATGGAGATGTGAAACTGGAGGACAGGGGCGACATCGTCAAGGACTTCCAGACGAACCCGGAAACGATGGTATTCCTCGCACAGATCGATACTGCAGGACTGGGAATCACACTCACGGCCGCAGACACCTGTGTGTATTATTCGGTCAACTTCAACTATGCAGCATATAGTCAGAGCCTTGCCAGAATCCACCGTATCGGGCAGAAGAATGCCTGCACTTATATCCACCTCATCACAGAGGGAACGATAGACGAAGTGGTGCTGAAAGCACTGGCGAAAAAAGAGGATCTGGCAAAAACAGTCGTGGATACGTGGAGGGATTATTTCTAATGGGTGGACGCAAATGGACAGATGAAGAACTTGTCCTCCTGGAAGAACTGACAGAGAAGTACCCACTGGAAACAGTGGCAAGACGGCTGAACCGAACCAAGGAGGCGGTGTTTCTAAAGAGACAGCGCATCGGGATGGGCGGATACATGGCGAACACAGATATGCTCACCAGAAACACCGTGTCGAAGATCCTTGGAATAGAAAACCGAACCCTGCAGTACTGGGAGAGAAAAGGTCTAAAAAGCTACCGGAAGCGACCATACGTGATGTACCGACAGGAAGATATCATCAAATACATGAGAGAGCACCCAGAGGACTGGAACGCAGCCAGGGTAACAGACGACACAATGTTCATGCGCTACGACTGGTACAAGGAAAAAAGAAAAAATGATATATCACGCAGATACAACTGGACAGGAACGGAAGTCCGAAGGATGCAGCACCTCAGACACGAAGGATATTCCATAAGGGAAATCGCAGAAATGATGAACCGCTCGGAATCGAGCATAAAATACAAACTTTACAGGAGGAGCAATAGTGAAGATTGATATTTTTAACCCAGAAAGTAAATACGACATCCTCTACACGGACCCACCGTGGCAGCAAGGCAGGGGCGGAAAGAAAGCGGCCAGACCGAACAGCACCGGAACAACAGTACCATACGAGACAATGGACGTCCCCGGAATTATGGAACTGCACCGCTATGTCACAAACGAACTCATGAATGAAAAGCACAATGTATTCATGTGGACGATAGACAAGTACCTGCCGCAAACAGAGGAAATCATGAGCCTGCTTGGATATAAACTCCACGCAAGGCTGATATGGGATAAGGGCAACGGACCGGCACCCGCCTACACGGTGCGCTTCGCACATGAGTACCTGCTCTGGTTCTACAAGAAGGGAAATATCATCCTCCCAGACAAGGACAAGCGTGGAGCATTCTCCACGGTACTCAGAGAAAACAGCAAACGGCATCACAGCCAGAAGCCGGAATGTGCCTATCAGATGTTAGAAACATTCTTCCCACAGGCAAAGAAACTGGAACTCTTCGCAAGAGCGGAGCGTGACGGTTGGGACCAGTGGGGAAATGAATTATAAAACCAAAGGAGGAGCAACAACATGGAAACAGTCACAACATTAGACGACAAGGTCAGAGCCTTCAAGGTACTGCTCGACAAGAAAGATGAATTAGCAGAGCAGACCAAGGCAAACAATGAGGAACTCAAAAACCTCGAACAGGAAATCGCACAGCAGATGGTGGACGAGGAAAAGCCGGATACTACGGTGGATGGCTTCAAGTACAGCCTGCAGGAGAAAACGAGATACTCCAAGATTTCAGAAGAAAAGCTGATGGAAAAAGGTCTGGTATTCTTCGATGTCTTGAGAGAGCAGGGATTCGGACACCTCATCACGGAAAGAGTAGATCCACGAACCCTCGACTCTGCGATGAACAATCTGGCGGCCGAGAACGATGGAGAACTGCCGGAAGAAATGGCAGAGGTACTCTCCGTTTATTCGGAACTTAAGGTATCCAAGAGAAAAGCCAACACCAAGGCTCTGAACAGAGCAAAGAAAGCACAGGAGGTATAAAGATGGACTACGAACAGATGGAAATTGACATCACACTGGAAAGTGACCGTGACCTTAAAGAGAATATGCAGGCGACTGCCAAGTTCGCACTGGGGCAGATTATGGAGTATCAGCACCCGACCAAGGTAAAGAACCGCCATGAGGGATACGGCATCGCAGCAGAGGGATATGCGTCCCTGCAGGGCAAGATGAAATCAACCAAGACAGATATGGATGACCTCTTAAAACTCCTGCCGAATGGAGACGGCGATGTCCTCAATGTAATCGGCAGCCTTTACAATTCAGCGGTTGAGGTAGCTGTGGAGTCCATCAAACTGGCAGCGCAGGCACAGAGGATCATGGACGACCTCTACTACGGAGAGAGCGGAAAGCCGACACCGATGGAAGAATACATGGACGAGCAGGAAGCAGGAGCGTCAGAGGATGATGGCTTCGAGGAAGCAGACAATAACAAAGAAGATGCAGAGGAAATGGAGGAATAAGACATGGCAAAGAATGAGGTAGCAACAACAGAAAAGAATTTCAATCTGGTCACGCTGACCGGAGAACTGAAGGAAGCAGTAGTAGAAGAACTGGATGGTCTCGGCACTCTTCCATTTGAGAGAGCAAAGATTCCAAGCGGTGGCGGTCTGGCATTTGAACTGCCGGGAGAGACTGAGGATGAGCCTGTGATGAGTACAGACCTTACCGGAGTTCTTATCCATCATCACCCGGTAAATGCATACTGGAAAGAGGAGTACGCAGGCGGAAATGTTCAGCCGGACTGCTCAAGCCATGACGGAAAGCAGGGAGTGGAGCGTGAGACTGGGGAAATCCATGATTGCAGCAAGTGTCCGCATAACCAGTTCGGAAGCGGAAAGAACGGATCTGGAAAAGCCTGCAAGAACATTCACAGATGTTACATCCTGCAGGAAGGCAACCCTGTACCGATTATCCTCGCATTACCGCCAACCTCTCTGAAATACATCAGAGATTACATCGGCAAGCGAATCCTCCTCAAAGGACTCCGCTGCTACGATGCCGTAACTAAGATCACACTGAAAAAGGAAAAGTCAGCAGACGGCATTACATATTCCAGAGCGGCCTTCGCATTTGTGAGTAAGCTGACGGACGAACAGAGAGCCGAGACAAAGGCAATGGTAGAGATGATCAAGGCACAGGCGGACAATATCCCGGATATTGATGAAGCAGACTACAACGCCGGAGCCGCCGTGGATGCAGCAGACTTCCAGAGTGTGGACGGAGACGCAAACCTGCCGTTCAACTAAGGCAGACTAAGCCGGGAGCGGAAACGCTCCTGGCATTATCCAAAGGAGGCACAGTATGCAGATATTATTTGATAACTGGACCGGCAGATACGATGACGAATGCTTAATGCCGGGAGACATCGTGGAAGCGGCTATGGTTTACAACTTTAGAGAGAACGCAGGCAATCAGACGGATACTATGATCCAGATGAGCGAGGTCGCAGACATCGTAGGCAATCTGCCAATCTATGACACCATATACAAAGAGAACAGATACTCACCATGGAAGTACGCAGGACAGTGCTATCCGGGAGAGTTACAGAATAGAAATCCGGCACTCATGCCGATGTGCTATATCTGCAGCAGATACAGGGCAGATACCAGAGAGGAACTGGAAGAAAACATCAGAGTGGCGAAGTGGGCAGCAAACAAGGTAGTCAGTGAAGGAAAGATACCGATTGCACCACATCTTTACTTCCCACGATTTATGGATGACTCCATCGCCGAGGAGAGATACTTCGGAATGGAAGCAGGCAAGCGTCTGATGATGCAGTGCAAGGAGTTCCTCGTAGTGACCGTGGATAATGTGATCAGCGAGGGAATGAATGAGGAAATCGACTACATGACGAACAAACTCATGATGCAGGGCAAGTCAATCAATTTCACAAGACTTGGACTGGAACAGGTAATACTTAGTAGATTGGAGCGATAATATGCAGCAGGCAGCGGAGGTCGATTTAGACCGTCTGGTAGATTATAAAACTGAATACTGCTCCGTTATCAAAAAGCACAAGATCACAGGCGACAACCTCACAGGTCTGTGTCCGTTTCATGACGACCGTGCCAATTCATTCTCGGTAGACTTAAAGACCGGAATGTGGCACTGCTTCGCAGAGGATGAGGGCGGAAATTTCGTCACATTTTATGCAAAGCTGAACGGACTGGATACCAAGGAAGCCTATAAGCAGATACTGGAAAAGTATGGAGCATTGAATGAGCCGCAGGAGAAACCAAAAGAGAAGAAACCAGGACTGGATCACTACACCGTGTCCCAGTATTCATTCGAGAAGCGTCTCCCAGAGGACTGGCTGAAAGAGCAATGCTGCCTGCAGACGAAGAAAGACCGAAACGGAGTCCAGTATTTATACATACCATACTTTGACGCAGAAAAAAATCTGGCACTGCACCGTAAGAGATACGGCGGAAAGCAGTTCCGGTGGGAATATGGAAAGACAGACAGGCTGTGTATGTATGGATTATGGCAGATAGAAGCCATAAGGAATATCGGATACGCAGCACTGGTCGAGGGCGAGAGCGATTCCCAGTCCATGTGGTACATGGGAATCAGCACACTCGGAATACCGGGAGCGTCCATGATGCGAGCAGACTGGGCAGGAGTCCTGCAGGATTTGAAACTTTACATCCATGTAGAGCCGGACAAGGGTGGGGAAGCATTCCTCGCAAAAGTCACAAGGGCACTCCGGGAAGGAAAGTTCGTAGGAGAAGTATACAAATGGAGCTGTCGGACACTCGGATGCAAGGACCCATCGGAAGTTTATATGAAGTATGGCAAAGAGGAAGCGGCCGAGAAGATCCGAAAAGCAATCAGCAACGCAGAGCAGATAGACATCGAGGAAGATAACATCCCAGAAGCGGTCGAGGGAGCACCTGTGAACTTAAGGCAGCCGGAAGGTTGGATTTATTCAGAAAAGGGAATCAGCGTGATCGATGAAAAGAAGTATGCACCAGTCATGGTATGCAGAACCCCGATCATTATCACGCAGCGACTGCGGAGCATGGAAACAGGAGAGGAAAAAATAGAGGTAGCATTCAAGAGGGATGGGCAGTGGCACAAGGCAATCTACCCACGAAGCACCATCTTCACATCCAGAGCCATCACAGCACTGGCAGACTTAGGATGCACCGTCACATCGGAGAATGCAAAGCACATCGTAAAATTCTTGGCGGCACTGGAAGCCGAGAACATAGACATCATAAAGAAAGCAGACTCTACAAGTACATTCGGATGGCAATCCGGAAAAAGGTTCGTGCCGGGGCATGACAAGGATATCGTTCTGGACATTGACCCATCGCAGAGGGGCATGGCAGCGGCATACTGCCAGAACGGAACAATGGCGGACTGGCTCAAAATGATAAAGCCACACCGAAGCAGAGACAAGTTCCGGTTCATACTGGCGGCCAGTTTCACAGCACCGCTCCTGCGGATCATAAAGCAGAGAATATTCTTCGTGTACAACTGGGGCGGTTCAAAAGGCGGAAAGACCGCAGCACTTAAGGCAGCACTCTCCGTATGGGGCGACCCGGAAAGGCTGATGGTAAATTTCAATGCAACGCAGGTAGGCTTGGAAAGAACTGCATCCTTTTACTGCGACCTCCCACTGGGAATTGATGAACGACAGTTGGCAGGAAACAACCAGAACTCATTGGAGAAAATCGTGTACATGATCGCCAGTGGTACAGGCAAGATACGAGGTGCAAAGAGCGGTGGTATCCAGGCAACACAGACATGGAGAACCGTGGCACTGGCAACCGGGGAAGAACCGCTATCAACAGAAACATCGCAGACAGGTGTAAGCACCCGTGTGCTTGAAATATACGGCGGACCATTTGACGATGAGAGGGAAGCCTCCGTCATGCATCAGCAGTCTGGAATGAACTGCGGATGGGCGGGGCCGGCTTACATCGGAATGCTCCTGCACACAGATGAGAGAAGCATCACGGAAAAATACGATGAAATGATGCAGTATGTGTACCAGATCAGCCGAGGAAAGAGCGGATCACACATAGCAGGCATCGCAGCGGTGGCACTGGCAGACGCAATCATCGACACATGGGTATTTAATAACGGAGAATGGCTGAAACGGTACGAAAATGGAGAATTTGATACGGAATCAGCCAAAACCAACACGGAAAAACTGCAAATTGACCCGGAATCATGGGAAAGAGCCAAAGAGATGGCAAGGAACATCCTGCAGGAGCAGATGAACGCAGACACCGGAGATGTAAACGAGAATGCCACACAATACATCGTGGACTGGATACTGTCAAACAAGGACAGCTTCGGGGAGAAAGCCTTCGGAACGTGCCTTGGCATGATCCAGAACAAGAACGCATACATCTTCCCATCCATGCTAACGCAGGCACTCACGAAAGCAGGGTACTCATCCAGAAAGACACTGAAATACCTCGCAGATAAGGGTCTGATCGGAGTATCAGTCCTTAAGGATGGCAGCACCAAGAACTCCGTAACAAAATGGTTCAACAACCGAAACTGTCGCTTTGTGGAATTCCACCTAGGCGACCTCGCAGAGGAAAAGGACCCATTACTGGAGGAGGAAGAAATCGCAGAGCAGATGAAACCGCAGCAGATGAATCTGCCGGGAATGGGTAACGGATGGCAGACCATACCCGATGAGGAAGCAGATAAGCTGCCGTTCAATTAGTCACAGAATTTGCGATTTAGTCACAAAAACCATGGAGCAGAAAAAATTGTGTGACTGGAAATTATGTGACCAAAATCGCTAAAAAGTTATAAAAAAACTTAAAAAACCGCACACCTAAAATTAGGTGTTTAGTTAGGTGTTCGGTTAGGTGTTTAGTAAAAAACCCAGTAAAATCAAGGCTTTTAATAACATCTAAACACCTAAAACACCTAAATCACTATTTTTATTGTATTTACGGAAAATTGTGTGACTGCATGAAGGGTTAGTCACAGAAATCACTAAAAAAACATGGTGTATTTCAAAAATTAGGTGTTAGGTGTTTAGTAACCCCGACAAAGCCAGTAAAATCAAGGGTTTCACACCGCACACCTAAATGAACACGTAGGTGTGCGGTAGAAAAATGAAGCATTAGGTGTTCGGAGACAGAAAGGGTGGTGCGAATGGAAGATGAAGGCATCCAAAAGGATGAAGAAAAGCTGAAATCGCTACTGGAGACACTGAAAAAGAATGACGAGAATGTGCCAAAGGAACTCCTAAAG